CTTACAGTCCGAGCTCGATCTACTACTGCTTACCTCGAAAGGGGGAACTGCCATGACCGTAGAAGATCAAGGTAGTCGAAACCACTTTGAAAGGGCCAAACGTAATTCTTTTTACAAAGAACCGATTGGCAAGGTAGCGTTGTTTATAACAACTGCTATCCCTACGTTGCGTCCCTATAAGGGAGTGCTCGTGCAATACCTGATGCAAATGGATTTATCCATTAAAGCTGAGGGTCTGAATGCCGTGAGTAGGTATAAGTCCTACCGACATCAGTTTCTTCTGACTATAGGGCATTCTGCCCTCCCTAGTCGGAAGTTCCGTCATGCTATGCCTTTATATAGGCTGGCATTGCAGTTTAGGGATGATCCTACAACCCTGTTGGGTCTCTCGACTATATTCAGATCTTATGATCTGTATCTTCCTAATCAATCTACGATTGATAAGAAGTTGACTGAATTTGAAGAGCAGTTTATGACTGCTACTCAGTCAGGTCAAGATCAACGAAATTTAATTTCGTTGGAGGATTCGAACTTTTCGTTCGATCAGGAAGTGCAATCTGTGATTACACATCCGGACTTCAAGGAATTTTCCAAGAAGCACCCATTTACTGAAGCCTTACGGCCTCAGGAGCACGCAATCATGCTTTCCAAGCATGGTACTGCGAGGTTCAACGGAAGAAAGGTCCCTATTAAGGGATATGCACCCGCTATTGCTGGTGCGTCTTCCGAATTGAGAGCTGCTCATCTGATCAGCCTCAAAGAGGATGAGTCATATTATGACCTTCTTGTTTGCCTTGGCAATGCCATTGGCAATATCTCTTTTCCGACTATGTCGTTTAAGAAAAAGAGTATCCCTCCTCAGGGAGCTCTTCATTCCTATATGCGTCGGACGGTAGCGTTCGGCTCTCCTGGTTTTAAAACCAGGATTATAGGGATTGGGGATTATACAACACAGTATGTGCTGTCCCCCATTCATGAGTGGGCTTTTAAGCTCCTCAAGAGTTTTACCTCTGATTATACTTTTTCTCACGAAAAAGGTTTCAGAGTTCTCTCAGAGTTTACCTCTAAGAGACCCTACATAAATTGCTTTGATTTATCAAATGCAACCGACGGTATACCGGTCAGGTTCTCTGAATCTGTACTGAAGCACCTCTTACCAAATGGCAAGATAATTGCTCCTCTTTGGAGACGAGTGCTGACAGAGCTTCCCTCTGATAACGGGAAGTGGTACCGAGTTGGACAACCCATGGGCCTAATCAGCTCGTGGAGTGTTGGACTTGCGCTTACCCATCACATGATTGTGTGGATAGCTGCCAACAAAGCAGGAATGCTGGGAAGGG